TGGATACAGATTGATGATTATACGCTAGCTGTACTTTGACGTTTCGCATCTAATCATCCTCCGTTTTCCAAGGTGGCAAGTTCTTTGGTAGTGATGATGCAGTTAAGCTAGGAATAACAAGGCTAATACCAGCGGGAAATATTACGGTTTCTCTTTGCGCTGGATTAGCCTCAATCAAATCACTCATGCATTTTTCAGTACCATACTGTTTAAGACTTACAATATCCCATGTATCCCCTTGGACGGTTGTGTAACTAGCCATAACTTAACCGCCTTTCTTGACTCTCTAAAGCCCGCAAACGCTCCTCCAGATTATCTTTGTCAGCCCTCAATACCCTTTCATTTTCTGAAGCGTTTCCTCCATAGAGTGTCGGGGAGTATGTTAAATAAATATCCCCTCTACCTCCGCCGGTTTTTACACCTAAAGCACTACCAGCTTGCGCCCATAAAGATAACGCTCTTGCACTACCATCAAGAGGAATAGCCGCCTCTGGACCTGCTTCAGCAAACCAGGCTAAATGAGGTGAGTCAAAAATCCCGCCTGTTGCATGGCCTGGAATATCAATATTGCCTCCTGCCATACCGACATCAGGAACGCTTATATTTCCACTAAACAACGATTTTAAAGAGGTCCATTTCTCCTCCAGCCATGTAAACGCAGTTGAAAATTTACTTGTTATAGCATTGCAAAACACATCAATAGCCGCTGCAGGATCATTCCACAACTGGATAAACCATGCCTTGATTGTATCCCAATTAGTTATTAAGTAATATCCAGCCGCAATAATAGCAGCAATGCCCGCTATTATTAAAAACGCTGGGAAAGCTGCCATTGCAGCATTAAGCAGCCATTGCGCTGCAGTCCAGGCATACGTTGCTGTTGTGGTAATAAGCATCCAACCGGCATAAACAATCATCATTCCTACGGATAATAGGATTCTACCGATGCCCATAGCTGTGTTCCAGAGCCATTGAGCAGCCGTCCACATTTGGGTGGCTAACTGAATTTTGGTAGCCCAAAGATAAAAACTAATAATAGGTGAAATCACATTCGAAAACAAAAAAGCCGTTGTTGCAACACCAGCACAAAGCACCACTAACCCTGCTGCAAACTTTATCGTTCCTGTTGTTAAGCCTGGATGAGCAGCTGAGAAAGATTCTAGTTTTTGTGATAAATCCAAAAAGACTTTAGCGGCATCAGCTACAGCCGGAGTTAAGACACTTCCCATATTAACCGCAGCGTTATAAGCAGCATTCTTTGCAATCTGCAAATGTGCGGATGTCAATTTCAACCGAGTCTGATATTCACGATCCATCGAACCTTTGCGTTTTTCCTCGTTCAATAATTCAAGTTGGCGTCGATACTCACCGATCGATCCGGATAGCGTTGCAACATCATCGCCGTACTCTTTACCAAACAAGCCGACAGTGATTGATGCCTGACGTTCCTGATCCAGACCATTGATCATGTCTAAAATTTTTAGGATTGTTCCTTGAGCGTCCTTTGCCATGCCGGATTGAACTTCTTCCGAAGTTATGCCTAATTCAGCGATCGCTTCTTGGAATCGCTTTGGTTGCTGTGTAGCAATAGCGAGCTCGCGCATGAGCGCATTCGAAGCAGTAGCCGCAACTTGCGGTGTTTTACCTAATGTTAGAAATGTCGATGCCAAGGCGGCCGCGTTATGATCCGCAAGCCCTACTTGTTTTGCGGTACCACCAATTCTAAGCATAACCTCAATGATATCTTGACCTTTAGAGATTGCATTATCATCAAGGTAATTAATAGTATCTGCCAGATCACCAATCTGATCTATTGGCCTACCCATAACCTTTGCAATTTTCCCCATGCTCTCAGCGATTTCAGCAGCTGGCATTTCAAATGCAGTGGCCATCTTAGAAACATTTTTAACATAATCAATAAGCTCATTTTTAGCAATGCCCATCCGAGCTCCCGCTGTCACCATTTCGGCAATATCTTTGGTAGCAATGGGAATATCGTTAGACAGTTGCATGATCTGGCGACCCATATCATAATAAACGCTGGTGAGATTGCCAGCGTCATCTTTTGCGCCATCGACCTGTCGAGCGATTCCCGACATAACATCCTCAAACTCAATTGCAGCAGCAACCGGACCAGCAAACGCTGCAACACCTACCCCTGTCGTAACCATACCGTTCCTAGCTGAGTCCTTAACGCCATTAACATTTTTCTGCAAGGTCATGGCTGAAGCTAAGTTTTTTTGATGCTTTTGGGCTTTTTCCATTTGTGCGGTCATTTTGGCATAAGAAGCAGTATATTCGTCTGCACTGATTTTGCCTGATCGCTGTGCTTCTTGCAGGCCGCGCATATCGGTTTTAAGTCCTGATATTTTTGTTTGCAAAGACGTCAATTGCGAAGATGCAGAACTGAAGGTGCTAGAAAAAGATGATTCAATTTTACCAGCAAGGTTAAATGCTATTTCGTAAAACTTGGCTATATCAGTCACCTCCCTGCGCTTGCTTGTCTTCTTCTGCCACGGCGATTGCGTCCTCAATCCACTCTAGCAGATCAACAATAGCAATACTTAACCAGTAAGGTATTTGAGTTCCACTGTACTTAGCTAACCTCAAGCTAATTTTGCGGATAATTTTATCGGGCTGTTTATCCAACCCTATTCGAATAAAAAATTCTGTACCTGCATTTTTATCTTTGTAAATTCACTTGCCGGCAAGGCCTGTATGAAATCTACTGGCACCTTTGCGGCTTTAGCTGCAACAACAGCCACATACACTGCTGATAGTTCCTGAACGGGAGCGACATCGCCCATTATTCGTGCTTCTTTGCTTGCAGCAATCAAATCAGCACCCGTTAAGCCTTCTAGGTTTATATCTAAAGCCGTGTGGTCATTACCTTCAAAATTGAATGGTTTTTTGAATACGTGATTCATGATTCTACCTCCTAAAATTAATAGCCCCGCCGGATTAGTGACGGGGCTATTTGCTTTATTAAGTTAAGCCTAGTGCTATACGCAAATCAGACAACACGTCAACACCTTCAATGACACATACATAGTTATATTTATCAATCTCGATGACATCTTGACCGTCAATTGTAACCTTGATGTAGGTAACCTCAAACTCATTGGATGAATCTGTGGTTGATCCAACTTGCAATTTACCCAATCCTGTCTTCTTTGGCAGCCCTCGAATTGCAATCCGAATTGGCACAGTAATGTATTCACCGGTACTGTTATTCAAAGTCTGAACCCCACCGCGATACTCCAAACTGTGCATTTTCTGCTGGGATAAGAAAGCAACAGATTTAACTAATGTTCGCCAGTTAATTTTAGTGGACATTTTACCAAAATGACCTAATACTGGACTCTCCACTTCGCCCGCGACTCCCGCACCTTTTACAGTATCAGTAAGGGGTTCGATATCAGGCAAATCGATATCGGCAACGCCTAACAAATCTGTCCCTTCGTGAAAAACGCGAAAGGAAATTAATTTCTCAGGTACCTGATTCATCTAAGCACCTCCTTATTACTCCCCAAAAAGGGTTTCTAAATATTTTGGATCGTATTCAACAACAAAATCAATCTCCCGTGCTGGTCCAGGCGGCGTTACATAAACATGAAAACGTACAATCCCATCCATGAGGTCTGTTGTTGGGTTCTCATCCTGCTGAAACTCGACTCGGCCGCCGAGAATAAACTGCCGGGCAGTTAAGCCATTAAGCCAGATATTTGCACTGTCAACGACAGTTTGAATCAATCTCCGATTGATTGGATAATCAACTTTTTGCCAGAATGTCGTAATTAAAGTGTTTTGGATCCAGTTAAACATTCGGCGAATCGGTAAGAACGCATCCTTAGGGTCAGTAACCCCTGGATAAATACCAGTACGGTTGCCCCATACTTTCCATCCACCAATAAAATTAAGCGCCGTAATAATACCCTGACCATTGAGGTATGCTGCCTGGTCTGGTCCAAGAGTAATTTCGGTACCATCGGCCAATACTGCGCTATCTGCTTGCAAATTGTTATTTGAAGGACTCCGATATGGAATGTCATCATTTTGTGAATCAACCTTGCAGATTACGCCTGCAAGCTGTGTGCTTAAGTGATAAACCGCATCACCTAATTTAACGAGCGGCCAGCAAACTGCCTGCTGTGAATCTACATAGTTGTTATCATTTTTCCAAGCAGCAACATCTGAGTATTTCTTTATTTCATCAGTTGGCACATCCGTAAGTGATATACATTTAAAATGGCCATTGATGTTACTTGCTTTAGCATTCATCACTGCTGAGACTGCCGGATCATGAGAAAAGCCCGGTGCTAAAATCATTCCCGGAATTAAGCGAAAACGTGGGAACACTTGATTTACAAGTTCTAACCCCTCATAGTCGCCGGTAGTAATATCAACTCCACCAATAACATCTTCAGAAGTTACTGCCGTGGGATTTAACTTATCATAGGTAACTGATAACGAAGCCTGATTAGCTGGGATTGTTCCAGTTGATAGTCTTGTAATGGTCACATTTCCATCACTGTCAAAGGCCGCAGTATAATCAGTATTCTTTGCAAGAGGGTCGCTGGCTCCTGCAGTCAATTTAACGACTAAGCTACCCAGCAATACATCGGCTACAATAGTTCCTACTCCATTAGTAAGGGCAACGTCTGTTGCCGGTACTGCTGTTTTATGAGTCGATGGATCGAGCACATTAACAAAAACAACGGGCGCTACGTTAAATAAAGCAAAATGCGATTTCATAAATTCGCACAAAGTGTATTTCTCCCAGTCACTTGAATACCCGAAAGCTTGAACAGCTTCTTGATATGTATAACAAAGTACTGGTTGATTGACTCCAACAGGATCGGTGGCTAAGTGGAGCGGCGCCGTCCCAAAAACCACAGGCAATCCTGCGCTAATTCTAGATGGTGGAATAATCGATGTTGGTACTTCCTGACCATACACACCATGTTTATAAGCCATACTTACTTACCTCCCTTCTTTAAAAATGCCAATACTTCCGCATAAAAAGTATTTTGCGGGGTACCAGGAATTTCAAGAGCTTTCTGTGTAGCAGCTAATTCATTAACTGCTACAAATAGATTTTTAATAACCGGACATTTCTTAATGATTTCATTAAAATGATCCGGCACGCCCCCTTTATATAGGGCATACTTTTGCAACAAGCCTCCTGGAATGTTTGGTCCGCAATAGATTAAAGTTACAGGCACTTTGACTTCAGGTAATTCAGCTTCTTTGGAAGCATCATTATCAGAAGGGCTTTTAATTTCTTCCGGAACGTTTTCAGCTAGCGTTTCGGACTCAGGTATAATCTTCTTCATAAATAACCTCCTCAATCGGTTGGGCTATTGTCCAGTTAGTTGTCATACTTGCAATCCACTGGAGCCTTGGCTGTTCATCGGGAACTTCCCATTTTAAGGGATATTCGATACGATATTTTTTAGCAATCGTTCTAGTCTTAAATAGAGACTGGCGAATCCTCTCAAGAATATTTAAAACCTCACGCCATCCTTGAGAATCTTCGCCATATGTCCCCACTATTATTTGAACAGTTGCTTTGGAACCATCTTCATTGTCATCGCCGTTAAGCAGACGGACGATAATTAAAGGATATTCTGCTGCATCCTCACTAGCTGCACCCTTAAACGGCAAATAACCAGGGTGCACTGTTGGAGTTTTTAATTCTCCTTGGCTTGTAGGCAATAGAATTTCTTTGACCA